TCCTTACGTTCCTGATTGCTCAGGTTCGTGGACGGTTAGGATATATGCGTCTTGGTTTTGTAAAACCAGCTATCCGTTACATGTCTTGGTGCTCATCCCTGGGCCGATGTCAGGGCCTTAAAGGGTTAGTAATAACCTTAAAGGCTCTGAATACATCATTGGCCCAATCCATAGCGAGAGATCTCGATTCCTTTCCGACAACTCCTAGAGTTAGAAGAGGGATGTTGGGACTTCCCACAGTGATTCCTGTTCTTCATAGAAGACGGATCGCTGCTGGGGATATCCTTATCATACGATACTGGTTTACTCTTTTCTCTATTTATAGAGTAATTGAGTTTCCAGGAAAGTTATCGTTTTCTTCAATAACCGATCCTGGTAAGGACCTTTCTAGGTTCTTACCTGACTGGTCTAGATTCTCTAGTCAGTTCTGGAGAAAACTTGTTAAATTACAAGCTGTAGATGAGGATGATTTAAAATCACCCCTTACTCTACTATCCAGATTTCGAGTTTCACCTTTTCTCATTCCACGGTCCACTCCAACGAATGATTTATATCTGTCGACATCACCATTTGGTGTAATTCGTACAGCTATAGCTTGGTCCAGATCAGATTTGTTCCCTTTCTTTAAAGATTGGTTACAAATGACCCGAAATACAAGATTCCTCAATTGGTTGGAGGAGTTTAGTAAAGTGGCACCTTCGTTATTAACGGAGGATGCACCTACCGGGCCTATTGATATTGGTAAACTAGGTTTAAAAGATGAACCTGCGGGTAAAATCCGTGTGTTTGCTATGGTAGACTGTTTCACGCAATGGGCAATGAAGCCATTGCATGATTACCTGTTCGAAATCTTGAAGGTAATCCCTCAAGATGGAACATTCGATCAACTTGCTCCTGTTAGACTTTTACAGTCTAAAGGGCACAGACGCTTTTGGTCTTTGGACCTTAGCTCTGCCACGGATCGATTACCAATTCTCATTCAAGGAGCTCTCCTGAGTCGGTTGATAACCGCTCATGGTGCTAATCTTTGGATGAGCCTAATGGTAGGACGTAACTATGCATTACCTTCTCGGGCCCTTGGCCCTGATCATGAAGGTGATCGATTTATACGTTACGCAGTTGGGCAACCTATGGGTGCTTTAACATCTTGGGCAATGCTTGCTATGACCCATCATGCTATAGTGCAGATGGCAGCAGCATTGTCTGGACGGGTTTCTGGTGATGACTGGTTTGAGGACTATGCTCTCTTAGGAGATGACATAGTTATAGCTGACCGGCTAGTAGCCGATACCTACCTGAAAATTATGGCTGGTTTAGGGGTTGGAATCCAACTCTCTAAATCCGTTCATGATTCTTCAGGGCGAGGGGTCCTCGAATTTGCTAAACGTGTTTACTACGGAGGTTTCTCTGTAGGACCGTTGGCTTTACTCGAAGTCCTCTCTGCTGCTGGTTCATTGCCAGCATGGTTGGAATTGGTACGAAAGTATCAACTAACCTTATCTCAAGGTTTAGCTCTCTTGGGATTTGGTTACCGATCCATTTCTCGGATTAACCAATCATGGTCAGCGTTACCTCGTCGCCTTCAGGGATACGTAGTTAGTTACTACGGACCCGGAGGACCTGGGTTCAAAGGAGACGTCCTTAATTGGATGGCCTCTGGTGGCTCAGACTTTAAGTACCCAGATGATATCTGGATTAAAGATCTGGCCGCGTCCATTCGTCAGAGAGTAATTGATTTATTACCTCGAGCGAAAGCCTTAACTAAGTTAGTTGAGGTGGATAGAACTAGGTCTCATTATGGAACCTCCAAGTACGAACCATGGCAATTGCCTAAGTTCCTATTTGTTGGGGACCCTAAGTATTCAGGGTCATTATGGCCTCGGGCGGTACGTGCTAACCCAGATGCAATCTGGTTGGTACGGGACCCGGGAACTTTATCACAGGATCAAATTAGATCCTTGATGAGTATGATAGAATTTTGCTATCGAGATTCTTTCTTTGACCTACATAGTGAACTACGAGGACTCGAAACAGACTTAACTTCCTTAATAGAAGCCGATCTTTCATTAGATCGTCTAGCTGTTTTAGTAACCAGAATTGAAACTCTGGAGAAAGATGTAGAAGGTTTGGGTTTAGCACCTGATCTTACTATACGGCGTGAGGCACCTCGTCCTACTGACTTTGTCAGAGGAGGAGAGTGGCTTCGTCGATGGCGTTCTTGGCGGAAAGTTAGAAGAAACTTATCTGGAACCTAAGGCTCCTTAAAGCACTGGCGTACTAGACTCAATCTTTGCCGAGTAACTAGTTGAGGGATTAAAGCCCAACCA